CATATCTAATATCCTTAACGGGAAATCCTGGTTTCTTCTCACCATCATATGATCCATTAGAACGACCTGCATCAGAATAAGGAGGTCTAGTCACACCAAGCCAAGACCCATCAATTTGTCTATTTACATACACACAAGGGCCTCCTCCTCCACCAGTTCCATAATTTTGCTCAATAGTTCGAACGCTATTTCCGTTACGACCAATAATTAGACCTGTATGCCCATATCCGTGACCTGATTCCGACTTACAAAAAATATCACCTGGAGCACATTGTGACGATGGTAATATGGCCCAGCCATTAGCACGACCAGCAGATAGCATATCAATACCGTTACCAGGCATGCGTTTACCAAAGAACCATTGTGCTAGCGCATTGGGCAAATCCACACATTGCATTCCATAAGCCCCATCAATATCGACCCCAGTGTGACGATTGGCCATATCTGAAAATCGATTAACGACTTCTGCTACTGTTACCAAATAATAAACCTCCTTGAAAAAAGACCACAAGCGGTCAAATAAACTTGCAGTCTTAATATTTTATTTGTAGTAATTTACGAGGTCGTCTTTATCCCAGCATGAGAGCCATACTGTACCAAATTGACCAAATTCGAATAAACGCCAATACCAACCACCGTAATATCCACCAGTTCCAGTATCTACAATATTAGCTTCATCGCCAGCGAATGAGAAGAACATTCCAGGTTTAAAGTCTCGGTCTTGTCCGTCAGGAAGGTCGTTGCCGTCCTTATCAACCCAGTTAACCATACCTACTGGAATTCCATTATCTGTCCAATCAAATCCGATTGGGGCCAAGTAGTCACACTTAATTTGCCAACAACCATTAACATATTTAACATCATTGGCTTCATAATAAGCTTTCTCTTGTGGGTCTACTACGGTATTAGGTTGATTGTTTGTCTCTGGAGCTGAGTCAGCATAACGCCATACCTCAACATACGCAAAATGGTTCCAATTATAATAATCGTCCCATGGGTATGTATTAATGGCTTGTCCAGGTGCTCCTTGTGTTGAATAGTCACAAGAAATAAAGTTTACACTATCAAGCATCACACCAACGTGGCCACCAGCACCACCAGACGACGCCATATCGGGGCCATATGATGTCATGACAATATCACCCATAAGAGGATCCCAGTCTTCGTTTCGACTTACACAATAAAAACCATTATTAGCAAGTTGTTTTCCAAGGGTTACGGTTGAAGGAAGACCTTGAATACCAATACCAGCTTCTTTCAAGGCTTGTGATACAGTACCAGAGCAATCCCCAGTACCATCGGAGCCATTACGAGACCCATACATCGAATATGTAATAAGGCCACGACGGCTTACAAACCAATTAACAATAGATTGTTGAACACTCATAAGCATTCTCCTTATTCTTTATTTTCTTTGTTGTAGTTATATGAAGATAATCCAAGCAATCCAGCAAGCAATGTACCAATAGCACCAATAAGGGCTGTTGTTGTATCAGTTTGAGGCCATTGATAAATATGACCTACAGTTGATACAAAGAATACCAAAGAAGGGATTGCTGTGATTGTGAACCATTTAAGAGCATTATAAACTTCATTTTTCATTTTTACTGTCATTTGTTTCAGTCTCCTTGTCTTTGTCTTCGTTCTTATGAGGGTCTACTCTATCCGACACATATTTGGTAATAAAAGGAATTCTAATACCAATAGCTTCCCCATTTTTCAGAATGGACGCAGCATAAGAAAAGAATAAATAATAAATAAACATATCGGCTTCTGTTGTTACATTAGCCAATACGGCTAACGGGTAACTAATTGCTACAGTTACAAATACGAAAGCGTGACTACCAAGTCCTTCTCTACTTACTGTAGAAGAGAAACCTTTATTAGCCCAGCCTCTGATATATCCTAAACTAATATCAAGAAAAATCACCCAGAATGTAGCAGCTACCATAAGATGTTCGTCTATACCATGACTATAAAAGTCAATAATATATTGTATGAGTCTACCCAATCCATCTGCTGGGGCATGCTGCTGTTGTATCGATGTGAGCAGATTTAACAATGTTATTTACCTCCAAGAGGAAATTGTACGACATCAGAACAAATATCTTTAATGTCTGTTCTGACATTGTGTTTGTTTAAAATAACCTGACTATCTGGAGTGATATTATGAGTTTGAGCATCAGCATGCTCGTTCATGTTAACCAATCCGATAGCAGTAGTGCTGACAATACCAGCTAATGCGATTTTTGTATGCAATCTCATTTTCTTCACTCTTTCTAAATTGGTATTGATAAAACGGTTCTAATAGGTTTTCCTTTTTCCCCATTTAATATAAAGATAGTGCCATCGAGGTTTACTTGAAATAAATAATTTCGATTGTCTCTATATGAAAATTCAACACCACTTAACATCAAACTATCTTTGTAATGTTCCAAGTATTTTTTAGGAAAAGACCCAAGCAAGTATGTTCTATCTTCTAATACGTTTTCTATAGATATATATAAAACTCTATTAGAAACCCTCCAAGATATTTTACCGCTCTTTTCACCAACAGATTCAGCCCATTCTGTATCGGGGAATTTGGGCGCTGGTTGAACAATTTCTTGTTGCAATGCAACCCAGTTAGACCACAGATTAGCACGTTTTTGTCTTGTGTAAATCTTGTCGTTAAATAAAGAACTAGCTTGTTGCATAACGTATGCGTCCGAGTTAACAATAACTGTTAAATACCATTCATTCTTATTGTTATTAGGCATATTATTACAATTATTAATACTATAAAATCCTGTCTTTAAAATATTGTTAGCATCACCAGAATTATACTTAATACAAGCACCATTAGTCTCTGTTAGTTGATGGTTTTGTATTTCTCTGTCTTTGATGCGATATACACCTTGTTCGATACTAACATCGCCAGGCGCAACTTGTACTCGATATTTCTTGTTGTTGTGTACCATACCAATACCGACGCCTTCTCTATGAAACGATATAGCTACTTCTTCTGTTGATACAGGATAATCACATGATACTGGAGGTGATAATTTATCACCAATAGTGGCACGAACCACAAAAGACTCTTTTGGTGAAAAATCACCACGGAGAGATGCAAGTCTATTTACAGCTTCCATTGTTTGATTAGATGCAAAGTCAGCATCTCCACCATTAAGCGCGAATGTACGACCACCATCAGAAGAAGTAGAGAACCTAACGGTAAGGCTATTCTTCTGAACTCCATTAATGTTTATACTAGCAACTTTACAAGTTGTCCTTGTATTGATTATTGATGCATTCTGCCCTACACGTTCTGCAGTAAAGAATATGGTTGGTGAGAAATACGGTAAAACCTTGACTGTCTTCGTTTTAACATCAGACTTAATCCCACGTATATCAACAATATAGGCAGATATCGTAATATCCCCTACAAAGTTCATGACACCAAACTTAGCATTGTTACCATCTACGGATAAATTTTTATTAACAACCTCAGCATGGTATTCTTTTATTTGTGTTCCAAAACTACCTACAGCTCCTTTGAAAATACATTGTATATTTGATAATACTTGTAGAAATACATTAGGAGTTCCTAGAACGTTCTTGACGTTTTGATTTGTCTCGACTAATTCTATATCTGTGAAGGTTGGTTTAGATGATGCTCCAGTCGTGTTTATCTTGAAGAGAGTTGGGACTCGAACACTACCAATTTTTTTATCACCATCATAGGTATCAATATCAATTTCACCAGTACCAGACGTAGCACTAGGGTCAATCTCATTGATAATATCTGTAGGAACAGTCCAAGTATAACTTGTATCAACATTCGTTGCAATATCGCGCCAGACATTACCAAACCCAAAACGAAGTTTGTGTTTAAAACTCTCTTTATTGCGTTTGATATTAATTGTTAATGGTTGACCAAAATATGCTTCATAGTGTTCTACAGTCGATGTTGATAATCTAGGAATAGGGGGGACTTCAACATTAAATCCATTAATGGTCAGTGTATTAGGCGAATACCCCCCTTGACCATTAAGTTGAGCCATAATACCAAAACTTTTAGCCCCAGTATCGTCATGCCAAATCTTATAAGTCCCATCTAATAATGTTACTGTTTGGCCACCCCCTATAGACCCGATACTAAATCCATATCGTCGTCCACCATCAAAATCGATAAACCCTGTACAGTTATATCCACGAAAAGAATAACCAGAGTCGGACACTAAGAATACACGAAATCTGTAGTTAGAATAGTTTTCTAGTTGGTTCTGGTCTACAAGGTCAACCCACATCTTCAGCTGATACCCACGGTCTTTGTTGCTCCAATGTTCTGACATTAGTTACCTCCATTATTGATATCGCCGACATATCGGACAACATTCATATCCAAATCAGCGAAATATTGTTCGGTCCTATAACGGCCTACTTGAATGGTTTTAACAAAAGTACCATTATCAATATACAACATACCCTTGTCAATATACATGACCTCTTTACCAGAAGAGAACATAGAAATACGTCCTGCTGGTGAGAACATAATTGAACTTAAGCCGTCTGTTTTACCTATTGTAAGACCTTCATTAGATTGTGTAATGAAAGAATCGATAAAGCTTGTCTTGGCCGCCATATCGCCCAGACTTGTTTGAAGTTGGACAATACGTTGTGATTGTGTTACCAAATCATTTTCAATTTTAATACGGTCAGCCTGAGAGGATTTAAGATATGCCTTATAATCAGTAATCCATTGTTGAACTTCATCAGCCGCAGCTTTAGCCTGCATTTCTGCTCTAATTTTTGCATCATTCTCAGCAAGAAGTTGTAATTGCTGAGCTGTTAGAGCACTATCGGCTTTAGTCTCAATTGTGTCAGCAAGGTCATAAGGCGATGCTTGCCATACACGAGGTGTAGACCCTTCATATATATCTAACTCCGTAAAGAATAATGACGATGCATCATTGCCTGTGTGACCACCATTATAAATACGAATAAAACCTTCGTCACATTCGCCAGAATTAAACGTATTTTCAAACCTTACAAGTTGAGTTGTTGATGGAGAACCCTCAATAGATTTAACATTGACTACTTTAGTATAACTTGCACTCTCTCCAATTTTACGACCAAGGAAGTAAATATAAACTTTCTTAATATTATTAGTGGCGCACATTGACACATTTAAAGAATATGTGGTGTTTCTTTTTATTGGAAAACGTCGAGTTGCAGCGGGTATTTCACCATTACCATTATTATTCAGTTTAAAAACTTCCATTGTGTTATTATAATAGGAAGGATGATTAGAGATTTGGAGATTATCATTATCTTGTCCATATTCCCAATACCCCCAATGGTTCTTACTCTTAGGAAATGCAGAATTCCTTACAAGGTTATCACCACCAATAACGACACCACCAGTCATATCAATCCAAGAATATCGACCTGGATCTCGTGAGTCGGCAGATTCGAAATCAGTATAATGACCAATGTATCTGAATTTATTATTAGTATTAACTAAGCTAAAATCAGAACGGCCATCTGCGGAATTAGCATAAGCGAAATGGACATAAGGTGTTCTACCGTCAGCTCCAGGTCTACCAGGAACCCCAGCTTGACCGTCTTTTCCACGCCATTTAGTCCAACGATATTTAGTTTTATCGTTTGAGTCTTGTTGAATGTTATCAACATACATACCGATATAAAACTTGTTATTATCAGTCTGACTAAAACCATCACCATTTTGATTATCTGCATACGCAATGTGGGTGTAAGAAGAAACACCATTTACACCATCACGTCCAGGAAGTCCTTGATCACCTTTAGGCCCTTGAAGACCGTTAATACCATCACGACCTGGTCTACCATCTTGTCCATTCTTAGACACAGTGTAGACAGACTCTGAAGTGTTGTCGGTATAAGTCAAGGTCATACGCATCCAAGTGAAATTGAGTTTCTCAGTTGGAACTTGTCTAGACCATCCACCAGTTGGTCGGTTTACACCATCATTAGAGACGGCATAATCAACAACCGTGCTACGAATACCGACACCGTCTTTACCTGGGATACCGTTAAGACCATCATTACCATTACGAGGGATATAAACCTTCTGAACACTAGTCTCAACTGTATTGTCAGTATAAGACCAGCTTGTCTTAGTCCAGAACCATTTCTCTTTTACAAGAGTTGGAGGCTGTTCAGTCCAAGTAGTAGGTTCAGTCTTGTCTGAGTCAGATATACCATAGCGAATGGTTGTTTGTCGAATACCAACACCATCCTTACCAGGTTTACCGTCACGACCAGGTAAGCCATCATTACCATTACGACCATCAACACCTTTAGGGCCTTGTTCTCCTCGTTCACCCTTATCGCCCTTCTCACCTTTGATTTTAATCCATGTATATCTTGTAGGGTCGTTACTATCGGCTTGTATAAAGTCGGTATATTGACCAAGATATTCCTTGTTAGCACCATCACTCACATGAAAATCTTTACGACCATCAGCAGAGTTGGCGTAGGCAAAATGGACAAATGATTGACGACCGTCGCGTCCTACAGTACCAGGTGTACCAGCGGCACCATCTTGCACATTAGAGAATGTAACTTCAGTTGTTGCGATTAATGCGCCTTTTTTAGTTGTTACTGTAGCGTAATATGTAGCCGTCTTGACAAAGTCTGTTGTTGATACTGAGATTTGCTTGTTGGAAGATGAGAAGTCACTAAACCCTGTTTCATTACCATGTTTCATCTTCCATGAAATTGCATAATCGTCAAGGTTAAGTTGTTCCGTACCTTTTAGTAATTTCAAACTTACAGCAGAAACACCATAACCATTAACAAACTGAGTACCATTGGAAGTTGAAGGAATTAGAGAATATGCATCCTTACCATCCTTGACAGTAAAGATTGTGATGTCATTTTGAAATACGACGTCACCGTTATCCCAGCCCTTAACTTTAACAACAATCTTCTCTTGTCCAGCATAATCTTTAGACTTGATGTCTAGGTAATCGCCAGAACCGATAACTTGGTCGTTTACTTCATAAGTGAAATATCGGCCAGTATCTTCTCTTTGTAATTTGCCACCTTTATACAATCTAGGATAGAGACGAGTCTCATCATCGAGGGACTTGAACGCAACACCGTTCGAAGTGAGGACACTCATTGTATACGGTTTGGCATCTTCAATCATTCGAGCATACCTGTCCAACATGGAGCTCGAGAGTTGGCTTGCCATCTCAACAACATTAGATACTTCAATCTTGTATGTCATTGGTTTAGACAAGGATGTAGAAATCTTTTCAATACGCACACGAAGTAGAAGACCATTAAGGAAGTTATTATCAGAGATATAAATAACATCACCAACAGTCAATCTATGCTTCTTGCGTATCTTTTCACCATCTAGTTGGATTGTGTATTTCTTAACACCATATGCGTGTTCCATTAATGCTTTTAGCCCAGCTTGATAAAGCCCTTCGTGGTCTGAAGGGTCTAAATCAGTCTTAATCTCTTGCACAGTCCAGTTGTCACACTCATTAGCATGAATCATAGACGGATATTCGAGCATTGCTAAAGGTGCATACATTGTTGTAGAATTACGCATCATGTAGAACTCATTGTGTTTGCCATCTGAATGTTTAACAATGTAGTTCTTTCTAGCACGATAATAATTACCGTCTTTATCTTTAATCTTAACAGCTGTGTATTGTTTAGTTCTGTCATGAGTATAAGACACACCCTTTACTTGTCTGTCCATGTATAGCATGACATCTTCACGATTTGTACCAATACCAGAATATAAATCTGTATTAGTTTTAGCTTTAAAGATATTAATTCTAATATCTTTCAGTCCACGCCCATCTTCAAACATTGTAGGGATGATTTGACATTCACCACCAAATGCTTCAACGAGGTTTAGGATTGTTCCATAGATATTAGTTGAACTAGAAATAGATAGCACTTTTTTAACATTAGTCAGTTGATTAATATTAATACGAATTTTAGCTCTGGTAAAAGCTTGACACAAATCAAGATATTCTTCGAGGGTATAAGACGTTGGATTCTTTTCATCTTGTTTGAATTCTTTAGGATATTCATTGAGTAATTCCATAGATGCATTTTCGCATTGGAACGTCATTGAATAATCATTTTGTGTCATATTACGAACACTCATAAGAAAGTCCATATCCTCAAATACAAAGGACACAAACATATTAGCTTTCAAGTGTTGTAATCTATCTTGTAATCTCTCATTTACAAATTTATCAACAGTGAAGTCAAAAGTTGCAGCATCACCCTTCAAATACATTTCTAGAGTGTCGTTGTAAAATTTCAAACTTCCTGGGATGGAGTTATCAAGATGGTCGACAACTTCCAGATTATTATTGTGAATTGTAATCCTCATTTTGATTTCCTTTACTGTAAATATTGTTCATTAAAGTCGATATTTATTTCAGGAAGTTCGCCCTTCATCCAGCTAGAGAAACTAAATTGTAGTTTCGATTTACCTTTAGGAAGAACGACCCAATTCGACCCTTTAACAACTTCTGATTGCGAGATATAACCCTTCTCAGAAGTACCATCTGGAGAAATCCAAACCTCACCATTCCAATTATCAATTGTAACAATAGAATTTGGTTTGTATTTATTATCAACATTAGCATAGCGACGAGTATTAAGCTTAGTAAAACTCAAAGATTCAATAGCCATTACTTCTACTTCTGAAACACCATAAAGATGACCCATTTGAATAACAATCTTGCTAAAACGCATAGTTTTTACTTTCTCATTGGTATATCCATATAAATGCCCATCTAGCATAAAAGTGAGTTTTGAACCTTCTTTCATAAACCAAACATCGCCTGTTCTAGTGTTGAATGACCTATTAGCCGGCTCATATTCTCCGTTATTAGCATGAAAATTACGCATTTCATACCACTTCTCATTACCCATTTCATCAACCATAAATGCACAATGCATGCTATTACCAGCTCTATCGTTTTTTACTATTTCATATTCAGCAATAACTTCGTTACGGTCACTAAGAACACCAACACGAATAACACCAGTTTGCCCAAGCTGTAAAGCATGAAATTTGGCATTAAAATCTACACGAAAATCGGTGCCACCTTTCACACCATCTCTGTCAGCAGGAATATCTATATACCCAATAGCTTCACCCCACTTGTCACCACCAATACCAGGCTCATCACCTCCAGGATAATGCACACCATTTGTAACATAGTCCGCAGATCCAAAAGATGATGATGGGTTATGTTTATGTCGCATTTCTTTGACAACAAGCCTATTAACTATCTGTGATCTTTGAGTGGGTGTAGCACCAAGGACAGGTCTACCACCAAATTGGTGTCGTCCTTCTTTTAACATACCCCAACCTGTAGGGCCGAAGTCGCCTTTCTTAATTTGTAAAAGGATTTCTGACCCTCTACCATCAAGATAACGAGGAGTACCAGTTTCAGTAGCCTGAGTTGACCCTAATTCCATTACTCCATTTTGATTTACGATGCCAATCCATCCAATGTTAGTCTTGTTCCTAATTGTGATAATAGGATAGGCCTCAGTGTTGGAAGGGTTGTTAATGTCAACGTAAATACATTTAGCTTCGTTATCTTTTGTGAATTTAGCATATTCGGTTTGTGGCCCATCACTTGATGCGACAATACCAGTATCCGAATGCCAAAGCCCATCAGGAACAGTGAATGAGATAGTCCCAGTTGCCTGTTCCTCTTTAAGACTTTCACTAAACGAGAATTGCCCTTCAGAGATTACATCGTAATATCCATTAGGCTCATCCTCAAATCGTAAGTGCCTTGTCCCGTTTGGGAAGTCAAGAGCACCTGTCATTTCACGTCTAAAGCGAGCACGTTGATTGGTATCAGCAAAAATCAAGAAATCAATCTTGATAGTTTTAGCACCTAGTTTTTGATAGGCGTGCTGAGTACCATAACGGTCTGTACCAGTAGACGTTGTATTGGTTTTAGCGCCACCAAGACCTCTATCAATCTTGGTAACACCACCACGATAACGTTCGATGATCTCTGTTATATTGACTTGGTCTGAACCTTCGCCCAACAGAATATCGAAATATAGTTCAGTAGAACCACTCATTAAGCGATACCTCCATTAATTCTGTCTTGACGTGCTTTGTATTGTAATTGTGCATCTGCCATACCTGGAGCAAGCACATTGTTAATACGTTTACCATCAATGTAAGTATTAAGAACTTGACCTTCACGAAGAAGACCAGCTTGTTCTTGATTGACAACATTAAGTTCGCCCATTTGTCCGTTAAGTGTTTCAACTTTACCGATAAGGGTATTAATATTGTCTGAGTTTGTAAGCATTTGTGCAACTTGTGGATTAAGCAATGAGTATTGTAGATTGAGTGCAGTCTGACCTGTCAAGAGTCCAGAATAATCTGTAACAGCTTGCAAAGCAGATGTCTCAACTTGGCTCATATCAAGGATAGGTTGAATACGAGGATTAATATCCATGTTGTTATAATCCATATCATTTACTTTATCGATTTGATTTTGAATTTCACCCATGAGGTTGTCCATTGCATCAATTACTGTAGGTGCGGCAGAACCCATACCACTAGCGATAGTCTCTACAATGGTTTTACCTGAATGCTCAACCTTACGCCAACCAGCTCCAGACATAGGCCCTTTCTTGGCTGGTGAGTTAGGAATGTGTGCTTTAACTGTAGCCCAAAGGTCTGAGATAGCACTTGTAGCTTTACCGATAGCACTACGAATACCACCAGCAATAGCATCAACCATAGAAGTACCTGCATGTGTAAGTTTAGAAATAACGCCACCATCTGGTGTTATTGCTGATTTCGCAGCATCAAGTACGCTTTTAGCAGCATCAGATACAGGATTTCTACCTTGGTCAATACCGCCTTTAAACGTTCCAGACATCTTATTACCATGACCAGTAACATCGTTTTGTCCGAACATTCCTTTAGCACCGTTTACAACACCAGAAGCAGCACCAGAAACCATACCAAGTAAAGCACTGATACCTCGTCCAAATGTACTTGAAGTGTTGTTACCTTGCGATGTCATGTTAGCTGCACCAAAGCGACCACGAGCTCCACTTACAATACCATCAACCGAACCAGTTACATTTCCTAGTCCATTTTGAATTCCTGTTGCATAAGACCCAATGTTACCCAAACCAGCAGCCTCGAATGATTGGTTCATTTCCATAGACTGTAGTTTAGTTGAGATTGAGTTGATTGTTGCGATAATATTATCTACAGCAACTGTAGCTTCAGGACCAACAGCAGGCATAGACTGCAAGTTAGTTGCAATGTCTTTAACCTTGTTGATGATTGAATTCATGTTACCCATATTAGTGACAGCAGTCTCATCAGGAGCAGAGTCACCCATGGACTTAGCCTTGTTCATGATGGTCTTGACTTCTTCCATCTTTTCACTAACGCCTTTGACATCGATTGACTTCATAGATGACGCAGCTTTAGATGCATCAGATACAGACTCTACAGCTTTGGCGCCGTTCTTGATACGAGTTACTGCACCAGAACCGTCAGAGAACATAGAAAGGAAGTCTTCCTTGAACAGATTTGATGTAAGAACCTTACCAAGTTTCTTAACAATATCTGCAGCATTATCCATGTCTTCTGGAGTGCCAGAGGTTGCAATCTTGATAGCTACTTCAGCAAGGTTTTTGACATTAGTTACAATACCCTTCATAGCAGCCAACTGACCAGAAATCTTGTCAGCTCCACCACTAATAAGACTACCGAACGCAGTCTTGAGAGTATTCCAACCAATAACGTCACCAAGCTTAGCAACAATTTGTCCAGCTTTAGTCATTGTCTCAATATCACCTACACTCGCAATGCCAATAGCTGTAGAGGCTAAGGATTGGATTGCCGTTGTGATGCCTTGCATAATCATGACTTGCCCAGCAGCACCCTCAAGACTTGTCACATTAGACATAAGACTCATGAATGCAGACAATGCACCTAGAATAAGTGCAAGACCAGCAATAACCACGACAGATGCAGCCAAGTCAATTCCAGCGTATGGAATAAGACCGATAGCTACATTTGCTAATGATTGTAGAGCTTGAATAATACCATTAGCTAGAGCAATCGTTGTAGCAACACCGAATCCAGTCACAGCACCAAATATAGATACCACAGTTGCCAATGCTGTAATTACTACAAGGATCACACCTAATGCTAATATAGCTACCGCTCCTGACATCAAGTCACCAATAGACAATGGTGCAAGAGAAATAACAATATCGCCCATACCTTTAAGAGCTGGGACAATTGCCATAATCAATGCAATTACAGGAATAACACCCCAAAGAGCACCGAACGTCCAACCAGCAAGAAGTGCAAGTACACCAAACTCAGTTGTTAGGATAAATAAGACTTGTCCTAATGCAGCTATAGCAATACCACCCTTGAAGAGTTCGCCCACAGACAAATCACCAAGAAGTGCTACAGTGTCACCCATTTGTTTAAGACTCCAAGCGACCGACATAATCAATGGAATCATGACAATGATACCCAAAAGTGTCATTGGGCCAGTGTTACCAGCAAGTGCACCAAGTACACCAATTATAGCGGTAGTTGCTGTGAGTACCACAGCTAATACACCAATAGCTGTAACGGCAGACATAAGTTGTCCAGACTCGATATCAGCCAAAGGAATAACTGATTTTGAAAATTCCTTAAGAATAAACATGATAGCTGTCATTGTACCAAGTGCTACAATAATACCACCAACAGTCTTAAGGTTTGTGACAAGTTTAGACATACCGATGACGGTTGCTGTCATAACAGCCAAGACAACACCTAACACCGCCAGTGATTCACCACCAGCACGAATGCCGTCAACAGGCAAATCAGCTAATTCGAACAAAGCAAGTGAGGCTTCTTTTAGGACATAAACCAAAGCGACCATTGTACCGAGAGATACAAGGATACGACCTACATCCTTCATGTTTGTGATAAGTTTGGACAAACCAATAACTGTTCCTTCAAGAGCGGCTAATGTAACGCCAATCATAAGTAGAGCTGTACTTGCCACAAGCATAGAACCTTGGTCTACTTCTGCAAGCATTTTGATTTGTTCTGATAAGAGCCAAATAGACCCAACAATAACAACCAAAGTAGCAACTGCTGCACTTATTGATGATTTCTTGACGTTGTTCTTTTCCATAGCGATGATAATACCACCGATAGCAGCAAACACACCACCAATAAGGATTGATACTGTTGTAACTACAGCAATACCAATACCCATTTGGTTAACGTCGATTTCTTGTCCAAGTTTGGATACTGTACCAGCTAAGAGGATAATACCACCTATCTCTACAGCGAGTAGAAGAGCAGCCTCTTTAATACGTCCTTTGTTAGAACGTTGTAATTGGTTGCCTTCTGAGAATTTATTAATTACAAAGAATATAGCAGAGAATAGACCTGCAATAACAAAAGCGATGCTTTTAAGAACGCTCGTACCGTTTTCTAGACCACTCTTGTCCACCTTACTAAGACTTGCTACAGTATGAGAGAGTATTACAAGACCTAGGATAACTTCACCCATGAGAACTACTACTTGCCATGAGGCACCTTTACCTCCACCAATACCGAATCTGGCTTTACCAGGTATGCTCAGTTTAGCAGACATGGCCCCAGACATAAACTCGACAGCCATAAAGAGACCACCGATAGTAAATGCTAGAGACCTCAAAGTCTTAGTTCCTTGTTCAATTTTACTCTTGTCGATTTCACCGAGACGTTCGATAACACCTACAAGTGATTTAAGACCAAGAATAAGCGACATCAAGACACCAACAGTAGACCATTTGGTATTACCAGTTGTGACTTTTAGTCCACCCATACCAGATGCCATACCAAGGCTCTTACCGCCGACTTTAGCACCATTTGCGCTACCGTCAACACCTACTGCAAATGTAGCACCTACAGTAAGCATGAATTCTTCAAGAGAACGCATTACTGCTTTGAGTGCGGTGATACCATACTCGATTGATTTCTTCTTAGCGGCAATCTCTTCAGGACTTGCAGTTGAACTAAATATATCCAATGCACTCAACAATTGTTTGAATCGTGACATTAAGACATATAAAGTAGCAGCAGTACCTAAAGTTTGATTACCTGTCGATGCCTCAAGACCAAGTTGGAATTGAGGGCCTACTTTTATTCCAGCACCAACCTTGAATCCCATAAGAGCCATGATAGAACCGATAACGACAGCAACTTTCTCAAGTTTAGCCATACCGTTATCAAGAGTTTTATCGTCAATCTTATTTAGATCATCAATAATACCAAGAAGTTTCTTAACGGTAGACGCAATTACAAACATTGTAGCTGCGGTACCAATTGTGGCTCCTGAGAATCCAGAAAGCCAAGTAGCACCAACGAGTTCAAGCATAATAAGCCCCATCATCTTAAGAGACTTCATAGCTTTATCCCATTCCATGTCTCCAAGCTTAATAAATAGATTACCTAATATCATTACAGATGATGCCAATGAGATCATCATTGTAGCAGAAGCCATTTTCTTAAGAAGTTTACGTACTTCAGGGAATCCAAGTTCGTCCATCAATTGTGATAACAAACCTGAAGCTCTATCGCCTACAGATGCAGCAGCTCCAGCTCCAATAGCTTTTGCTTTTTGGATGCCAAGATAGGCACCAACTAGGATTGTGGCCATTGCAGCAATTGCTCCTACAGATTGTAGAAGTTTATCTCCAGGAATAAGAGATACTACAAATAACGCACCAGCGAATTCTAGCATTGCCATACCAATCGTCTTGAGTGTATTTGCTTTAATATTTTTCTGGAAGGCTCCAAGTGTTCCTGACAATTGTGAAAGGATACTATTAGAGTCACCAATACCAAATATTGCTTCTTTCAAAGCTTTAATTGGGTGTAAGATATTTTGGATTAGATTTGAGTCTTTAAACTTCTGTAATTGTTTAAATAACAAGAAGAACCCTGCAAGTTTAATCGCAGTATTTCCCTGCAAACCATGTCCAACTGTATCAAAGAATTCAGCCAAATATGTAAATACTCGACCACCTACATCTGATACAGTTTTAAATCTATCAGCAAGCCATTCTAAGAGATTACCAATTCCTTCAATACCAGACTTGATTAAAGCTGTTTTACTTGAGAAATCGATATTAGAAAATGCTTGTTTTATGGCACCCCAGAAACCATCAAAGACAGTTCCTAGTGTTGAGAATGACTCTTTAAGTCTATCAACAATATGCCATTTTGAAATTGTGTCAAAGATTTTACCGAGTACAGTATTTGAGTCTCCTGCTGATGTTTTGAGTTTATCAAACCCACCAGTAACAAGACCTACAATGCCAGAACCCAGTTTCTTAACACCATTACCGATTGATCCGATAATGCGTCCAAACAAGTCAGATACAGTTGTAGCTTCTGAAATATATTTTGTATAATCCTTAACAGCTCCACCAGCGTCTTTCATTGCTTTAGACAAATGTTTTTGTGTACGTTGCATGAACGTAAGTTTTTCTTCTTGTTTGTCTACACCATCACCAAGTTCATCAGCTGAGGCTTTACCACCAAATAGACCATTTTCGAAGACTTCTTTAATGTCGTCTTTTACAGTCTTAAGAATTGATGATAGAGAGCCCAACTTGTCAGAAATTGGCATATCGAAACTCGATTTGAGTACATCAAAGAAACCTTTGAGTGTATCCCATACAAGTTGTAGAGGTGTGAGAAGAAGTTTGATAACATCCAAGAACCACTGAACAGCATCTCCAGCTTTAGAAAACGCTACAGCAATCTTGTCTGTTTCTCCCGGTTTAGGACCTTCACGGAAAGCCCATACCCATTTATCAAATTTATCAGTAAGGTTCTTAAATCCGTTAGCCATTCGTT